GAACTCGGCCTCGATCTGCCCTACCTCCCCCTCGTCGAGGTCGCCCAGATCGACATACCGGCCCCGGATGATCCGCGGCCCCTGCCCCAGGTCCGGCCGTCCGGCCGTGGCCGCGTTGCCGAGATGTACGGCCGGTCGGCCGCCGTCGCTCCTGCGTTTCCTGCTCATGCGCCCCTCCGAGCGGTTGTACGATTCCTGGCGGTCCCGGCGGCACACACGCCCACCCGCTCGCCGGGACCAACCGACTAGCTGCCGAGCCGCCCGGTACCTGCCGTGTAGACCTCGAAGATGTTGCCGGAGCCGTCGATCTCGAAGCGGAACTCGCAGGGCAGCACCGCGTAGTCCGGGGCCTTCTTGAACGCGGTCTCCATTTCGTTGACCTGCACCGTCTGATACATGAAGATCCGCATGCTGCCGTCCTGGGACTGCCACAGCAGCGCAGCCCGGGACTCGGTGCCGATCGCCGGGGGCACCCACTTGCTGATCAGCGTCGCCCCGGCGCCTGACACGGTGGACAGGGTGCCGCCGTTCATGGCCCGGGAGATGTTGTTCAGGGTGTAGTCGGCCAGGTTGAACGCGAAGCTGCCTTGCCGCTGGGTGGTCTTCCACTTCACCGGGTCGGCGAACTCGGCAACGTTGATCGCCTCGATCGACTGGCTGTACGAGAACGTGTACCCGGCCTCGGTCGCCCCGGCGGCGTGCCAGGTCACCGACGGGGAGTCGGTGAACGCCGACCCGGACGCGGTACCGGCCCCGGCGGGGAATGAGGTACCGGCCGGGGAGATCCACAGGTAGCCGGGGTCGACCATCAGGAACGGGGTAGCAACGGTAGGCATGGCCTAGTCCTCCTTCGCGCCGGAGGACCGGCTGCTCTTCCGCGACTTCGGCGAGCCTTTGCCGTCGTCGCTGTCGTCGGCCACGGCCGCTACCTGGTCGGCCGCCTCGTCCACCGCGGCCTGCCGCTCGGGGGACACCTCGCCGGGCACGGTCGCCGACACCGGCACCTGCTCGCCCCGCTTGCGGGCGTCGTCGATGGCGGCCCCGGCGCCGCGCGGGTCGAGCGCCGACGGATGCAGATCGCCCGCCTGCGCCAAGCGGCGCGCCTGCCGGGCCACATGCGGGTTCGCCGCGAGGAACTCCTCATCGGTCTCGAACGCTCGGCCCGCGCGGGCCATCTCCGGGGTCGCGATCCGGTTGACCATCTCCTGCTCCCACAGGGAGAACCGGATCACGTGCTCCAGCGGCACCGCCGCGCCGGGCGAGAACCCGATCGTGTTCCCGATCGGGATGGGCTGGTTGGCCACAAACTGGCCGTACGCTTCGCGCTGCGCCGCTCGCCGCAGCTCCCACGTCTGAATGGTTTCCGGATCCGCCGCCCCGGCCGCCCCGCTCGGGAGACCATGCACGGTCGCACCGGTTGCGCTCACGAGGCTTTGCAGCTCCGCCAGCTCTCGATCATTGTCGGTGAGTGCCACCGCTCGATCCCTCCTCTTACACGTAGCGGACCCGCGACAGTGCGGGCTCCACGAAGTGACGGCGGTCGTTCTGGATGCCCATGTAGTAGTGCTGGACGTCCCAGCTCGCCGTCCCGAACCAGCCGTCGGGGCCCATCCACACCTGCCCGCGGATCGACGCCCGCCCGGCGCCGGTACGCACCGGCGCGCCCTCCCGCATCGTCGCCGCGGCCTCGTCGACGAGGCCTTGCACGAACGCGTACACGTCCGGCCCGCGGGCGATCGCGTCGACCGCGCCGGGGATCACCCGCACGTCCCGGATCTCGACGTCGGCCATCAGAGGGTGATCACCTCCCCGGTGAACACCAGCACCGCGTTGCCGGTCACCGACGGCTCCGGCGCCGGGGCCATGGCCGTCGGGTCCTGTGAGCCGCCGGACAGGTACAAGTTGGTGCGGTCGGCCAGCGGCGCCGACTTCAGCGCCGACACCACGGCCGAGCACATGTCGCCGAGGGTCCGGTCCACCGAGTCGAAGTCCTCGCCGGGCTCGTACACCCGCACCCGCACTTCGAGCCGGACCGTTTCGACCTCGATCCCGGAGATGATCGTGTTCCCGGCCCACTGCGCGGACTCGCCGGACGCCTCCCGGCGGGAGAACGACAGCGGGGTGCCGAACACGCAGATCCGCTCCGGCTCGGCCGGGAGGAACAGCGACACCTCGACTGGCCGGTCCGCCGTCGACACCAGCAGCTCCGCCCCGTACGGCGGCGGGTCCATGCCCGCCGAGATCCGGGCCAGCCTGCCGAACGCAGACCGTTTCAGCGGCCACGACATCACCGTCGACATGGCCGGTCACCCGAACCCGGGCCGCGGCGACGCCCACCGGGCCAGCGCCGCGTCGACCTCGGGGATGCCGGTGGTGTCCCGGGTCGCCACGGCGAGCTGAACCAGCCCGATCTCCGTGGTCGCGATCCGTTCGGCCCGGTCCGGCAGCGGCGACTGGGTGGTCATCAACAGCGACTTGATCCGCAGCTTCGCCACCCGGCTGATGTCCGACGGCGGCCGGTCCATGCCGTGCTCGTACTCGACGACGATGTTGCCCTGCCCGTACGGCCAGCCGACGCCCTCCACCCCGGGCCACCACGCGTCCCAGCGGAGGATGCCCAGGTCGTCCTGACCGAAGCTGTCGACGGTCTGCTGGGCGACCGGCTGGCCACCGACGGTCAGCGACAACACCCTGCGCAGGTACGGCCACCGCAGCTTCAGCGACGACCGCCACGTGCCGGACAGCACGTCCCGGGCGTAGCGGGGCACGAACGCGCACCCGGCGATCCGCTCGAACTCGTCCTCGACCTCGATCCGCCGGTCGACCAGATCCTGGGTGGGGTACCGGGCGATCCCGGCCGTGCCCTGGAACTTCGGGTCGATCCCGCGGATGTCGCCCAGGCCGAGCAGGAACCCGCCGACGACCTGGATGACGTCCTGGTCGAGGATGATCGCGTCCCCGCCGACCGTGGCCGCCCACGTGACGTTCAGCTCGTCGAGGGTGTCGGAGCCCTGGAACGTGAAGCTGTACCCGTGGTTGATGTCGGGCCCGACCGCGACGATCGGGCCCTGCACCACTGTGCCGTCCCACCGGGTGACGTTCACGACGACGTTCCCCGACGCGTCTTCCACCTGTTCGTCGAGGTAGAAGGTTCGCGTCAGGGTCGACTTCGCCGTGCGCAGCACCCGGAAGGTCGTCACTTATTGCTGCCCCCGCTGCGGCCGCCCGACTTGCCGCTGGACGAGCCGCTGGACGAGCCGCCACCGGTCCGGCGGGCCGCCGACTCTTCCTGGCTACCCGGCCGGTCCTGCGCCGTGTTCTCGGTGCCCGGGTCGAGGTTCGCCGGGGCCGAGCCCACCGACGCGTCCATGCCGCGGTCGGTGGCGTCCGTACCGAACGACGACGACGACTTGCCGACGCCCTCACCGGCGCCCTGCCGCAGCCCGGCGGTGGTGCCGCCCTGTACGGCCTCGGCGCGGGTCCGGCGGCCGCGCGGGCCGCCGCCCTGCCGGGACTCCCCGGCCGCCCGGCGTGCCTCGCCCGCCTGGTCGATCGAATCCGTCATGACCTTCCTCAGTCCACCGTCGAGCAGCACCCCAACCGGGTCGTCCGTCGTCTCTCCGCCGATGCCCTCGATCAGGGCCGCGGACTGCTTCGCCGCCCGCCGCGCGGCGTGGTAGTCACCGGCCAGCGGCGCCGCCACGTACCCGCCCTCGGCGAACGCGTTGACCCGCTCCGCCTCGGCCCGGTCCGCCAGCTCCCGCAGCTCCCGGTCGCCCTCGGTGAACGTGCTGTGCTCGACGAGCCGCTCACCGCTGGCGGTCTCCTCGACCTTCTCCTGGTGCGCCCTGTCGGCCGCGTCCTGTGCCATTACCTGTCTCCCTGTGCTCGCAGGATCCCGAATCCCAGCGGGCGGTGGGCCCGCGAGGTGATCTCCATGACGGGCTCGCCGAACGTGTCGGTGTCCGCCTTCATCTCCTCCCACGCATCGACGGCCTGCGGCTCGCCGAGCAGGTTCGCGACGTCGTGGAAGAGGATCAACCCGCCCGCGCGTACGAGCGGGGCATACATGCGCCAGTCCGACCGGATGCCGTCCCGGCTGTGGTCGCCGTCGATGAACAGCACGTCGACGTCCCGGCCGCCGAGCTGGTCGACCAGCCGTTGCCGGGTGGCCCGGTCCCGGCTGTCACCGATCAGCACGGTCGCGCCGTGGTCGGCGATCGGCCCGTGGGTCTCCAACGACACCCCGAACACGGCCGCGGTCGGGAACGCCGCCCGCCACGCCCACAGGGTGCCGCCGAACCCGCACCCGATCTCGACGATGACCTTCGGGTCGACTTCCTCGACCACCAGCAGCACCGACGCCAGCTCATCCACCCACTGCTCGGCGTGCCACCGCTGGCACGCCTCCGACGCGATGTTCCACGCCCACGTCACAGCGGCACCTCCGACATGCGGTAGTGCAGGTGCACGCAGTGGATGTCCCAGTCGATGGGCACCGGCCCGTGGGTGCGGGTGTACCAACCCGACCAGCCGGTGTCGTCGAACCGGACCGTGCCGTCGTCCAGCTCGGTGCGGAACTCGTCCTCGAACTCGGCGAGCGCCTTACGGGGCAGGTACACCATCCCGAACCCGAACAGGTCCGCCGTCGGGTCGCCGCGCTCCACGTAGCGGAGCCGGTCGCCCACGTACACGCGGCAATTCCAGACCGGCACCGCCAGGCCCGGCCGGGCGGCGAGGTCGACCAGCACCGGCACCACCCGCGCCTGATCCGGGTACGCCTTGCACCGGCCCGCGAACGTGACCAGATCCGCCCGGCCCACGGCCTGGTCCCAGTCGAGGTGGATCACGTCGTCGTCGACCGCCACCAGCCCCCGATAGGAGAAGTTGGCGTTGTACATGCGCTCGGCGTCGTCGACGACGTAGGCCCGCCCATCGGGGACTGTGACCGGGAACGATCGGATGATCCGCATCAGAAGATCCACACGTCCTCGGTGACGGTGACGTTGGTGTTGGCCGAGTGGTTACACCGCAGGTACCGCCACGGATACCCGGCCGCCAACAGCAGCCGGGTAGTGACCGCCGTGGTGATGGTCAGCGCCGCGACGGCCAGCGTCGCCGGGGAGGCGGGCAGGCTGTACGGCACGTTCCACCAGCGGGAGCCGTCCGCCGAGCCTTCGACGTTGATCGTGACGGTTGGGGTGGCGCCGACCGTGGACACGATGTCCAGCAGCGCAGCCTCCAGCCCGCCGCCACGATCGACGACGTTGGTGGAGATCCCGTTCCCGGTGAAGGCGGCAGCCAGATTGACCTGATCCGGTAGGCCACCGCCGCCGACCGCGTAGATCGTCGCCATGACTCAGAAGCTCGGGGTGACCAGGCCCGTGCCCGAAATGGCCTGCTGCCCGTTCGTGTAGCGCCGGAACGAGTAGGCGAAGTATCCGTACAGGACGAGCCGGACCGCGAGCTGGTGCGCCAACGGCTGCTCCGCCCGGATGAACACCGGCGCGTTCGGGTCTTCCCAGAGGTGGCACTCGGCGGAGCTGATCACGTAGATCTGGTCCTGGTTGGTGCCGGTGCCGATGTTCGTCACGATGTTGTTGTCGACGATCACCCGCATGCCGTTCGGGAGGACACCCCGGACGCCCTGGTTGTACTCGTTGTTGTTCGCCGCCGCGCCCTGCTGAGCCGGAATGCCCGGCTGCGCCACGAACGGGAACGTGTTGGACAGGTACGACTGGATCCAGTACCAGCGCCGCGAGTGCATCACCACGTAGTCGGGGAACGCCATGCCCAGCAGCGCGCCCTCAGCGTTCGCGGCCGCGCCGAGGAACTTGGGCCACAGCTCCGGCACCGTCGGGGTGGTGTCGTCATAGGTGGTCACCTGCGCGACGTTCGCCAGCCCGGTGGTGGCCTGGTTCAGCAGCGTCCCGTCCAGGGCGGTGGCGTAGCGGCGCATGAGGTCGTCCATGGTGACCTCTTCGACGCCGGTGCCACGCTCGATCGCCTGCCGGGTCAGGTCCGAGTACCCGGCCGCGGTCTGCACGTTCTCCGTCAGCAGGGTGTCGTCGATGTCGGTGTTCGACGCCGCGTTGCCCTCCGTCTGGATCGCCGCGCTGGTGGCTGTGGTGATCCGGGAGATGTTGACGGTCATGCCGTTCTCGGGCAGGTCGTGCTGGTTGCACACGTCCGCGAACGGGCGCAGCGCCGCCACCGCGGGCGCGTACAGGTTGGTCAGGTACTGCGGCACCACCAGACCGGCGAAGTTGCTGGTGCCGACGTTGGCGCGCTGCTCCAGGTACGAGCCCCGCTCGACGCGTTCCTCCCGCATGTGCGCGCGGAGCCGGAAGTCGGCCTCCGCGTCGTGGTGCGCGTACGAGGCGATGACGTCGCGGAGGAACTCGGTTCCCTTGCGGCAGTTGCCGGGGTTGTAGGTGCGCTGTTCCTGCCCGATCCGGGCCACCTCGTCGTAGTGCGGCTGGGCCCGCATCTTGTACTGGGTGTCCAGGTCGTCGCGGCCGCCGGTCGGGGTGTCGTCGGCGGCGCGGACGTCCCGCAGACCGAGGTCGGTCTTCATCTCCATCTGCTGGAGCCGCTTGGCGTGGGCCAGCTTGACGTCGATACCGGCGATGTCCCGCTCGGCCTGCTCGTGGTTGCGGAACTCTTTCTTGAGTTCCGAGTCCTCGTCGGGCGTCAGCGCCGCCCGGCCTTCCTTCTTCAGCGAGGTGAGCACCGCGGCGATGTTCTGCGCGGCCCGCTCCTTCGCCCGCTCGGCGTTCTCACGCTCGACCTCAATCGAGGTGATCAACGTTTCCAGGCTCGTAGGCATGGTTGTCTCCGGGTACAGGTTTCGACCTGATCCGGGTCCGCTGCCGGTATGGACGGCCGCGCACTTCGGAACCCCGCCAGGTACACGGAATGAGTGCGTCGTCGGCGTCCGGACAGCTATGGAGGGGCTAGCCGGGGTGGCGTCGCGGCCGGGTGCTTACTGAGGGAGCTTGATCCCAGCCGAGGATGCCAGTGCCTCCCACGCGGCCACGGTATGCCCTTGATCCCCCGTCTTGTCAATGATCTCCGCGTCTTCGACCTGCTCCGGGTCGGGTTTCGGGCCCTGCTCGGCGCCGTCGATCGCCTGCGCCGCCCACGCCATGGCCGTGGCCTTGTCGTCCGGGGACACGGTCTGCACGTTCTGCTCGCGGGCCTGTTCAAGCGCGGGTTCGGCGATCCGGGCCAGCGCGCCCGGGTCGGCCTCGCGGAGCAACTGCTCGTACGCGCCAACCCGCTTCGACAGGATCCGCACCGCCTCCGAGATCGCCCCGGCGGGCATCTGCCCCAGCTCGTCGAGGATCTCCGACGCCCGGGCGGTGATGTCGGTGTACGGGTTGGCGCCGTAGTTGACCGCGCTGACGTCGCCGCGGTTCATGTCGTACAGGTAGATCCCGTACTCGGTCATGTCGTCGTTCCAGCGGCCGTCGACGATCAGGAACGCGTAGGACATCTCGGTGATCAGCCGGTCGTCGATCCCGGAGATCATCATTTGGACGTCGGGGCGGGCCGGGTTGTGGAACGCCTCGTGCCAGCCCTGGTCGGGCTTCTCCTGCAAGGTCAGGGTGCCCCGGTAGTCGTTCCACGGCCCGGCGGTGCGGGCCATCGTCATCCCGGTGTGGTTCATCAGGAACACGCAGTCGAGGTCCCGCATCCCGATGGTCTGCGCCCCGGAGCCCGCGTACACCTTCTCGTGGTACGGCCCGTACATATCCCACATCTCGTAGGGGCGGCCGTAGACGGTGAACGCGCCGTGGGTGCGGTACATCGGGCGGCCGCGTAGCTCGACCATCTCGTGGGTGATGTCCCCGGACGGCGCCGACCGGCGCGCCGCGGTCGCGATCCCGGCGGGCGCGGACCGCTGCATCATGCCCCTGTCCAGCGCCCGGCGCCGCAACTGGGCGGCGTCCCGGACCTCCGACGGCACCCGCCGCCGGGTGGTGCTGCCACGGGCCGCCGCGACCGGTGTGGCCGTGCGGCGGGCAGCGTTCGGCGGTCCCGCGGCGGCCCGCCCGTCGTACCGGTAGCCGCGCAGGCTGTGACGGCGGCGCATCCGCTCCGCCATGCCCGCCTCTTCCTCGCTGGCCGGTGGCCGCGTCAGCCGCTCCGCCCGGTCCGCGAGCCCGTAGTCCACGGCTTCCTGCCCGTAGAACCAGGTCTCGGCGGTCATCAGCTTGTCCCACTCGTCGGCCGGGCGCCCGGACCGCTGCGCGTACAGGTCGGCGATGTCCTCGGTCTGCCGCCGGATCCAGTCCACCACCGGCTGCAACACCACGTCGTCGCCGGACGCCTCCGTCGACGCCCGGTGCACCATCAGCTCGGCGCCCGGTTCCATGGTGATCACATCCGAGCCCATCAGGACCAGCGTGGCCGCCGACGCGGCCATCCCGTCGACGTGGCCATGCACGTACGCCGGGTGCGCCCGCAGGGTGTTCATGATGGCCTTCGCGTCCATCACCGACCCGCCCGGCGAGTTCACCCGGAGCTGGATGACGTCGGCGTCGACCTGCTCCAGGTCCGCGGCGAACTGCTCCGCGTTGACGCCCAGCGACCCGCCGATCCGGTCGTACACATACACGTTCGCCTCGGTGCGTACCGGCTGCCCGTCGCGGCCGGTGGTGCCCTCACCAGCGGCCCGGGTCTCCCCGATCCGGTACCAGCGCAGCCGCATGGCTGGCAGCTCCGCGACCGGCACCCCGTCCTCTGTCGCTTGCTCGACGATCCGCACCGCGGTTGTGTCGACTAGGTCCGCCAGCCGCCGCAGGTGGATGCTGTCCGCCATGTTTTCGCCTTCCTCACGCTGCCGCCAGCGCTTCCATTCGCGCGGCGAACTGGGACGCGTCCCGCATCTCGTCCGGGGTCCACGCCTGCGCGCGGATCACGTCCGAGGTGTTGTCGGGTGTTGACGCGTCCCCACCTTGGCCGGGCGGCGCGTTGCCGTCCTGGCCTTGGCCGAATCCGGGTGACGAGCCTCCGCCGGAGATCTTCGGCTTGCCGTAGATCTTCTGCATCTGCTCGGTGTCGGCAGCGGTGAAGGGTTCGAGGTTGTCCAGGGCTCGCGCCTCGTCGTGGGTGACCTGCCACGTCTCCAGGCGGGAGCGGATGACGGCCTGCCGTGTCTCGGGGTCCATGCGCAGCAGCGCGTCGGTGTTCATCTTGACGAAACGGGGCTCCGGCAGAAGCTTGGTCAGCGCCTTCTCCCGGCGGATCACAGCCGGGCCCAAGTGCATGATCAGGAATTGGAGGTTGGCCTGGGTGACGTTGGCGTATGTCACCGACTGCCCGGAAACGGCGCCGTGCACCATCTCCGGCGGCACGGAAAAGAAGCGGCAGATCTCGGCGACCCCGAACCGGCGGCCCTCCAACCATTCCATTCCGGCCTGCTCGGCTTGAATCATCGAGTATTCCCAGTCCCGGCCCGTAACCATTAGGTCACCATTCCGGACCGTGTCGGAATACCATTGCTTGGCGTTGCTGATCTCGTTGTCGCCGACCCTTTTCGACGTGTTCTTCATCCACGCCTTCGGCACGCCGCCACCGGCGAACCAGTCCAACCCGTACTGCTGCAACGACAAATACTCGCCGATCGTCGCCGCGGCCATCAGGATCGGCGACAGCCCCACCGGGCTGCCGGACATCGGGTATTGCCGCTCGTGGTAGACCTGGTTCGGGGTGTACATCTTCCCATCGATGCGGTAATACCGGTTGCCCTTGTACTGCACGATCGAGCAGGCCCGAGAGTCCTGCAATTCGATGAGGGACGGCAGCCCATCCGGGTAGTAGCGGGTCTTGATCCCGTTCCGCTCCCGGATGATCCCAATGCAGTTACCCACCAGGTCAAGGTCCCGGTTGCTGGCCCACATCCAGTCGACGTAGTCCCACTCGACGCCGCCCGGGTCAACGAGGATCGGCGGCTTAACCGACAGCTCCAACGACACCGGGCCGCCGCCCAGGTCGACCTCCCGGTACGCCGACACGGGGAAGGTGGACGTCAGGTCGGCGCGGATCCGCAGACACGCGAACACCGTACTGTGCGTCATCGCCTTCGACTCGTTGATCTGAATGGCGCCGTACCGGCCGGTCCCCGACCGGCCCGGCAGTTGCACCCCGGCGATCGTGTCCCACGCCCCGGCGATGCCGGTGAAGTCGCGGTGCACCATCCGCGGCCTGGTGCGGGCCCGCTGCCACATCGTCACGGCCTAGCTCCCGGTCCTCGCGCGTGCAGCCTGCCCGGATCGGTCGGGCCAGGCACCGGCGGCTTCTCCGGCGGCTCGATCGGCTCGGGTCGCCGGTCACGGCCGGACGCGGCGACCGCGGTCATGAACGCCAGCAGCAGCCCCGCCGGGATCAGCCCGTACGGCCCCCACCCGCCGCCACGCCCCGACCCTAGCCCGTAGATCCACAAGCCCCAGCCGAGCCCAACCGCCACCGCCAGCATCGCCGCCACGGACAGCAGCGTGGACAGGTGCTCTTTCACCAGCTCCGGATCCCACCGGCCAGCGGCCACCAGCAGCTCCCCGTCCGGCTCCGCCTGGGGCAGCGGACGCCCGTTCATGGTGATCGCGGGTGGGCGTGGTCCGGTCACGTCACACGCTCGCTGCCATCGCCAGCGTCCGCGGATCCGCGGGCCCCGCCGAGCGAGTCGGCGATGTCGTAGTCGCCGATCCACTCCTCTTGCTCACCGGCGAACCGAGCCCACGTGCACGCGTTGAGCGGGGACACATCCACCGCCGAGCCGACCCGGTCCCACGTGAACCGGCTGCCGTGGAACTTGCGGATGACCCCGCCCACCGCGTCGGTGAGTTCCCTCTGCTGGATGTGACGCACACGGCGAAACGTGAGCGGTCCGTCCGCATCGTCATCCCGTTCTCCCGTTTCGCTGTAGACCATCGCGCACGCCGCCGAGGTCTCCGGGCTTTTCAGCTCCACGATCGTTATGTCAATATCGTTGTCGTCGGCCGCCCGCGTCAACGGTGTGACCAGCCCAGCTATCGGCCCGTTACGGTCGATCCCCACCGCGCACACCGAATGCGACCGGCACAGAGACAGGATCGCAGGGATCAGCCAGCGGATCCCGCCGCGACGCTCGATCAGCTCCAGGTGGATGTCCCCGCCGTCCTCGACCTGCGCCGCCATCCCGATCGAGGAAGCCGTCAGCTCCGGTGTGGCGTCCACACCCAACGCGATCGGGTCCTGGTAGACGCCCCCATGGGCCAGCTCCGTCCAGGTGTGCTCAGCGACCGTTTGCCACAGCGGGGTGTTGCCGTCCGGCCAGATCCCCAGGTACTCGGCCATGAAGTCCAGCCGGTTCAACGTCTCGAAGTCGTGCCGCACGTTCCGGATCGGCACCGTGTGCCCCAGCGCAGGCATGCACCGCCACCACACGTCCTCATCGGCCGGGTCGTCGAGCTGCGGGTCGGCGGACCACTCGAAGTAGGCGGTACCGGCGCGCAGGTCCGCCTCCACCCGCGCCCGCCCAGCCTTCATCTTCTGCCGCAGGTACGCCCACCTGTCCGGGGTCACCCGCTCCGGGCCGGGCACCATCGACGTCCGGACGAGCTGCCTCCAGATCCGGGTCAGCATCGTCGGCCGCATCCCGATCTCCGTACTGCCGTCGGTCTGCGCCCACGCCTCGTCGATCACGCCCAGGTCGAGCTGGTCACCGGTACCAGCCGCCCGTCCGGTCGTCGCCCCGGGCACCCACACCGACCCGTTGCGCCACTGCATCTGCTCGGCCGCCAGCCGCAACCTGACCGCCCGCAGGTCCGCCCGCAACGGCGACGCCTTGATCCGCTCGACGTGGACGTCCCGCCACTTCTGTCGGGCGTCCTCGGCCCGCTGCGCCGTGTACATCACCCGCTGCGGCGGCGGGTCGTCCACGTCCACCCCGAACTCGCGGCGCGCGTACTCGGCCACGTTGCGGCCGAGCCCGGTGCACCGCCACGCCATCAACGGCAACAGGAACTCGGTTTTGCCGGTCACCTGCCGCGGCCCGACCACGGTCACATCGTCGTAGGCGAACACCCCGGTCTCCGGGTCAAGCTCGCCGATCACGTCGTAGATGTACCGCTGATGCGGAAGGCTGGCCTTGCTCGGGTCGAGGACCGCAGCAACCTTCGCGATGGCCGGGCCGATCGTGGGCCGGTCAAGACTCCGGCGGGTACCGAAGCGGGGGGGACACCGCAGGGCTTCCAACGTCAGAGACTCCGAGGGCCTGTTCAAGCTCACGGCGGTCATCGGTGCCTCCGTCGTCCTTCGCCCGCAACGCGTTCATGACCTTGAACAGTGAATCTACTGCCTTGGCCAGCGCGGACGGGGCTTCGTCGGCGCCGCGGGCGTCGATCGCCCGGGCCAGCTTGTACGCGGCCTGCACGAGGAACGCCTTCCCGGAGCCGACCTGGATGGTGCGCAGGTCGGCGGTCACGGCCTGCTCGACCGGGCCCGGACCGGCCGGTTCCTCATCAGTCATGGGGTTGACCGGCCAGCCACTCGGCCACGTCCACGGTCGGCTCGTCCCCGGTGTACGGCCGGGCGTAGGAGCGCATCGGCAGCGTGAACGGATCCCGGGACGCGATCACCCGCCACGGCGGGCTGCTCTCGTGCACCCACCCGGTCACCGGGCAGCCGGGCCG